ATGTATGATGCTGCCAAAACTGATGGTGTTACTTTGATAATATCTTCTGGATTTAGACCTGCATATGGTGCAAATCAAACTCTAAAAACAAACAAAGGATATAGTGTATCAATCACAACACAAGAGTCTATAAGAAGAGATAAAGCTCATTTTCTGTGGGTAGGTAGAAGCTCCTTTAAAGGAACTGATGAAGAGTTTGTGTTCAATGCACCTTCCGATTCTTATAAGCCAAAAGTTGGAAAACCTGGTTTATCTAAACATGGTGATGGAATTGCAATTGACTTGAATACTGGAGGTAGAGATGATCATCAACCTCTACAACCTACTGTATATAAATGGTTGATAAAAAATAGCTATAAGTATGGTTTTGTAAGAACTGTGGCATCAGAAGAGTGGCACTTTGAGTACCATCCAGAACTAGCAAAAAATGGACCTTATGTCAAACTACCTTCAGCAGATAATGGTAGTAAATTCTACACAGATTTAGGTTTATCAAAAGGATTATTTCAAGTATAGACATGCCGTATAATTTTGAGACAACATTCACACAACCTTTATTAGCTAAGCTAGATAATGGTACAATAAAGGGATCTAAGGATTGGGCAAATGCTATAACCAATGCTTATATAAACACCATCAAGCTTGGATTACCACAAGCTGTACCACCAGTATTACCTGCACCTGGATTGAATCCTTCTGCACCTCCACCTTTTACTATAGGAGCATCTCCATATACAACAGCCAATACTCGCAGTAAGCAAATGTACAATGTAATATATGCCTATTTCTATGCTAAGGAGTTGAAGTTGGATCAAGGTTCTATTGTAGGTATGGTTGCAACAGTAAAACAGCTAATTGCAAAACTAAAGACAAGACAAAGGCAAGTTAAGACCTTAATAGATATGATTAAAATTGCTAAGGAGGAGTTAAAACAACTGCCTAAGCTAATTGAGGATATTGTTAGAGGTATTGAGGAAGAGATAAAAGATGAAGGTGAAAAAGTAACAGAGATATTGCAATCACTACAGAATTTCAGAATACAGCTAGGTCCTGTACAATTTGAAAGTGTATTTGCTGAGGAGCTGGATTTTATAAAGAAGATAAGAAGCTTTAAGATAACAGATCCAGTAGCTGTACGTGAAATGATACTACTAGCTTCTGATTATGGAAAGAGAACTAACAACGTGTTAGCAGCTACCACAAGTGAAGCTTTAATGAAAAACTACGTAAAGAGTAAGTTGCTTAGTATTGCTGGTTTGTATCTTGACTTGGCAAAAGGTGTGGTTGATCCTACCAAAATATTAGATGTAGTTAAAAGACTTGCAAGTGTGAAAGAAAAGTCAAAGCTATTAAAAGCTAAGGTTGAGCGTTTTGATTTGTTTGTAAGGTATCTACAACCTAAACTTATAAAGCTTGAGAGAAAGAAAAACCAGAAAATAGCCGAGATAAAAAACAAGGTACAGATAAAGCTTTTAGAAATGAAAAAAAAGCTTAATAAGAAGATTGAAGATTATAACAAAAAAAAGCAGGATGGCAAATCTCAGTCATTTTATAAGAAAGCTAAAAAGACAATAACAGACTTCAAAAAAAAGAATGAGGTTAAAATAAAGAAGGCTAGGAAACTTTTGCGGTTGCTAAAAAAAGCTTTTCGAGAGTCGGTTATAGTTGTTGGTAAGTCTACTGCACTATATGATGGACTTAAACTAGAGTTTGAAAATATCAAAAATGAGATTATAGCTTTTCAAAAGAAGATTGAAGAGGATATAGCTAATACTAGAAATCTTCAAACAACCTTAAACTCTACAAACATTCCAACACCTACTGCACCATCTACACCAAATGTAAATGCAAAGGATCTTAACCCTAACTTTATACAAGAACAAATACAAAAGGTAAAAGAGTACTTTCAACAAAATGGATTAGCTGATTTTGGTAATCTGGCAGCTTTAGTTATAACTCAAACAAAATGCGATATACAAACATTCAAAACTTTTTTCAATAAACAAAACTCAAGAATAAAACAATATGTATCTGAATTGGAGGATTTAGAAACTAGTATTAAAAACTTGTTTAAAACTCTAAAAGAGATAAGAGGAGGTGATAGTGATAAGTCAACTGATACTACACAAAATAAACCAAGTAGTGGTTTTATTACTCGTATAAAGTCTTTAAAAGATCTATTTATACTATCCATAAGAAAAATAAAACCAACACTAAAAAGAATTCAAAAGTGGATTGAGACTAAGATCAAAGAACTTAAAGAACATATAAAAACAAAGCTTAAAAAATTTAAAGATGACTTAGAGGTTTATGTAATCAACTTACTACCTATCAAAAGTGATGTTCAGGATACTAAGGATAAGAAGCTAGCAGCCGAGGACAAAAAGAATAAGATTAAAGACAAAGTGAAAAAGGTTAAGAGTGTGGCTAAGATGGTTAGATCGGCTATCAAGTTAGGTAAAGGCTCTGCAACACTAATAAGAAACTTATCTTCTGGGAAGTATAAGTTCTCAGAAAACTCTCAACCTATTGATAATATATTGGATGGTTACTTTGCTATTAGAATGGAGGGTAAACCTCATGGAATTCAAGCACAACTTATGGAGGAGAAGGTTACTTACAAGCAACGATTTCAATCACTCCTTATAATTGAATTGTTAGTGTTCTCATTAATAGAAACCTTTAAGGAATTAAAAAACTCTAAGTTTGTAGATGAATTCAAACAAGCGTTAGAGGATGTAGGAAAGAATTACCCAGGTAAAAATACTGTCGACTCTCTAATGGATCTAATAAAAAATCCACCAGCAGATCCTAGAAAACTAAAAGAGTCTGCTGAGGTATTGACCTTAGGTGTTCTGCAAGATATACGGATTTCAACAAAGCTGGTCGAGTTAGAGAAGAAGTACTTGAGAAAGAGTAAGGAGATAATAAAAACAGCTTGTGATATAAAGGAATTAGAAGGAACTAAGTTTGGAGCTACTCTGAATAAAATAAAAACAAGTTTGCAAAAAAATCAATCATTTATTTTATTAGGTCTTGATTTATTAAAGAAGGAATTCCAAAAACTTGCTGCTTTTGTGAAGAAGAAGATTTCCGAAGTAGTAGAGTATATTAAGAACAAGATAAAAGAAAAGAAGAGTAAGATACAAGAACAATCTAAGAAGGAAGCTAAAAACACAAAGGATAGAAAGGTGAACTTAGATGCAATTGTAATGAGCATTACTTTTGGGTTAGCTGCTCGTTTATTTTGGACGGGTGCAAATTGGGTAGGTCCTACTGGATCAAATCATCTAGTACTGACTATAGGAAGTTTCAAGCGAATTAAAGCCAAATCAACTGATGGAGCTTCAGCAATGATCAGAGAAGTAGCTAAAAGTTTTGAAAGACAGTTAATTAACATGAGAGGTTTTGTTACTCCTATTGCTGCAACTGGCATACCACCTATATCTTTTACTGGCTATAAATAAAATTAAAAATAATATGAAAGCATCTGATTTTGTAAAAATATTACGAAAAGTAATTCGTGAAGAAGTGAGAACTGTTGTACAAGAGGAATTAAAAGCTTTTAAACCTGTAATTACGGAGGTAAAAAGTAAACCTATACAACAATCAAAACCACAACCAAAAAGAACTACCCCTTTAGTAACCTTTGATGGAGCTCTAGCTGATATATTAAATGAAACAGCACAGAGTATGATAGGAAACTCAGAAGAGGATGAATGGCCAGATATGGGTGGAGGTCTAATGACCTCAGAACATGCTCAGCACAGTAGGCCACAAGCTAGACATGACTTTAGTGGAGATCCAACAGCAGCTTATATGAAGGATTATTCTAGTGTTATGAAAGCGGCTGACAACATAGCTCAAGGATATAGATAGAAAGTATGGCGACAATAATTAACATAAGTCCTATAGACTTTGAGAAGGATGTAGCAGTTGGTATAGACCTACCAATGTTGAGTAGTCATGGGTCTTCTTTTAAGTTAAATTATACAACTTTAGATCAGGCAGTTGCTAACGCAAGAAACTTGCTGTTAACAAATAGAGGAGAAAGAGTGATGCAACCTGAGTTTGGTTGTGATCTTGACAATATTGTATTTGAAAACCTCACTAATAGTACCATAGTTACTGTAGAGTCTAATATTAGAAGTAATTTTGATTATTGGTTACCTTATATTTTTATAAATAGCTTATCTGTTGTACCTAATCAGGATTCTAATAAGTTGTATATAAGCATTACAATAAGTCTTGAGGGCAATCAATTTAGCACAAGATCCATAAGCTTGGAAGTTGTACCAAACTAACGCAATTCACTTTAGTGCTCCTTAAAGGTGTGAAACTTTCACATTCCATTACTATTTATATTAAAAAGTAAAGTAATGGCTGATTTGTCAAAAGTCACATCAAAAGATATTAAGTATTTAGGTAGAGATTTTGATTCTCTGAAGAAGGGTCTCATAGACTTTGCTAAAATATATTATCCAAACACCTACAACGATTTCAACGAAGCTTCTCCTGGAATGATGTTCATTGAGATGGCAGCTTATGTTGGAGATGTGTTGAATTATTATATCGATTCCCAACTAAAAGAGTCAATGCTATTAAGTGCTACTGAAAGGAATAGCGTTTTAAGCATAGCATCAGCAATGGGTTATAAACCAAAGCTAAGTGTTCCTTCTATTGTGGAATTAGACGTATTTCAACTACTACCGGCTGTAGGAAGTGGAACATCAATAACTCCAGACAAAAGGTACTGTGTAAAAATAGAACCAGGAGCAAGAATAAGAAGCACTGTAGGAAATATAGAGTTTATAGTGCAAAATAAAGTAGACTTCAGTATAGATAACATATATGATCCACTTGTAATATCTGTATATAGTATGGATTCTAGTGGAGCTCCAAACTATTATCTAGCCAAAAAGAAAGTTAAAGCTATATCAGCAACTCCTAAAAAAACTGAAATAGAAGTTGGTGATGTGGCTAAGTTCTTTAAATTTCTAGTACAGGATCCAAACCTTATAGGTATAGATTCTATAATAGATGCTGATAGTAATACTTGGTATGAAGTTCCTTACCTTGCACAAGACACAATCTTTGAGCGAGTTGAGAACACTTCATATAATGACCCAGATGCAGCCGTTTATGGTGAGGAGACACCTTATTTGTTAAAATTAAAACGTGTTCCAAGAAGATTTGTATCAAGAATAACCCCTGCAGGATTAGAGGTTCAGTTTGGTTCCGGAGTAAGCTCGTCACCAGATGAAGAGTTATTAGCAACTCCAGAGAATATTGGATTATCATTACCAACAGGAAAAGAGGATATTGACTTTTCAATTGATCCCACCTCACCAGTGTTTACAACAGCATACGGAATTGCACCGTCTAACACCACTCTAACAGTTAATTATTTAGTTGGTGGTGGTATAACATCAAATGTTCCAAGCAACACTATAAACACGATAGTAGGGATAGATACAAGTGGTACAAATTTTCCAACATCAAATGCAACTTTAAATACATACGTACTTAATTCTATAGCGTTCAATAATCCAACTGCAGCAGCAGGAGGACGTAGTGCTGAAACAATAGAGGAGGTAAGACAAAATGCTCTAGCTCAAGTGATGACTCAAAACAGAGCTATTACTCGTGAGGATTATATAATCAGAGCATATGCTATGCCAAATATATATGGTAGTGTAGCTAAGGTGTTTATTACACCTGATGAACAAAATAACATATCTGCTAACAGAATAACAAACACAGTAGCTAATCCGTTAGCTTTGAATATGTATATGCTGGGTTATGATAATAACAAAAATCTAACTCAAGTTAATAGAGCTGTTAAGGAAAACCTTAAAACATATCTAAGTCAGTATAGAATGCTAACAGATAGTATCAACTTTAGGGATGCTTATATCATCAACATAGGTATTCAATTTGACATCGTAGTGTTACCAGGATTTAATACAAATGAAGTATTAGTAAATGCAATCGACTCAGTTAAGGATCTATTTAACGTTGATAAATGGCAGATTAATCAACCATTAGTTTATAGCGATATATTTAATGTGTTGTTAAAAACTAGAGGAGTTCAGACTGTAACCAATGTTATGATTGAAAATCTCAATGATGATCTAAGTGGTTATAGTAATATAACTTATGGTATAAAAGAGGCTACTAAAAATGGAATAGTATATCCAAGCTTAGATCCAGCAATATTTGAAGTAAAATACCCAAATAACGACATTAAAGGACGTGTAGTAACATTTTAATTATGATTTTAAGATTCTATCCTACAAAAGATTCAACAATATATGAACAATACCCTGTAAGAAACACAGGATTGGATGCTATATTAGAAATTAATAAAAAGATAATTGGTTCATCAAGCTACAACTCTAGGGTTTTAGTAGACTTTGATTATGCTAATATATCTAGTAGCATTGTGGGTTTAGGATATAATCCTAATTTGTTTTCCTACAATCTAAAAATGTATGTAGTTGAGGCTAATGAAATACCCTCAGATTATAGTCTATATTGTTACCCTATATCTGGAAGTTGGAATATGGGAATTGGTAGATATGGAAACTCTCCACAAACTACAGATGGAGTAAGTTGGCAATACAGAGATAACAATAGTGCTTGGATTACTGGATCTTATGGTGCTAAT